CCAGCGCACAGTCGCAGCATTCGGTATGCGTGTACCCCTTTATTCGGTACCACGCGCCCTCGTAGATCTGGACGACAGGAACATCGCCATCTCGTCGCGCCTTCTTTTTACGAGTCCCGGCAGAACCTTTCCTCCGGCCTTTGTCCATTTCAGGAACTCCTGCGCCGCTTCCTCAAACTCGCCACGATTTGTTTTCATCCGCAACCCAGAGCGTTGCAGATTGCCGAGACCCACGTTGAAGGAGAAACTGCAAAGGCTGTCAAAGATGCCTTGATCGCTAAGAGCAACAGGGCAAAGTCTGGCCACGCCGCGCTCAAACCGCGCAAGGTCTTGAGACAGGATAGCGTCCACCTCTCCCATCGAGAGGATGCGATCCCAGCCATCGGGTATCTGTAAATTGCGGCGATCATTGAATGGAATGCTTGTGTGTTTTGGGTCTATGACGTGGCCGACCCCGACGCTCCATATCAGGGCCGGACACCTGTAAGGGCGCGTCCTTACGCCTTCGTGATGTTTGATCATCGCCTTAGCGGCGTCAGAGACCCTCATTTTTTAGCGAATGCTTGACTACCAAACCAAAAGGCAATGATCGAGGACAGGATCAACATCTCGTCATCTGAGAATACGTTATCCATCGCCACAGCAAAAGGAATGCCCGTCGTGTAGGCGTACCAGACTCCGGCCACGTTTAACGCGACCAGTTCAAGCACAAAAATGTAGGTGACGACCGGGCGCACAGACGAGCGCAAATTGATCATCCATTGGCTCGCGCCTTTGCCGATCTCAATATCGTGAGCGTAGAGCGCCTGTCGCTCCTCGCCTGCGGTCTGAGTTTGGATCTGCTCGAGCTTGATCTCCTCGACTCTGGCCTGCGCGATAAACCCCTTCTCGGCAAGTGCAAGTTCGCGTTCCTTCTGCGCGGCCACCAACGCAAGCTCATGCTTCTTGTCCTGCCGGTCTTGGAAGATCTGGAGAATCTTGGGCAGACCGCCGGCAAGGAATGACAGGAACGTCGAGATCATCGTCATCATTTCTGCCTCTCCTCCATCAGCTTCACGCGCACCTGAAGATCATGAATGTCATCCATCAAATCGTCTTTTAGTTGTTGTCTGCGAGCTGCGCTAATCGGACTATCTGTAGGCGTACCGTCGTCCGTAATCAAGATTGGCATCTTGCTTTCAATTTCAATTAGCCGATTCTGGAATGACGCGATCTCGCTCAGTAGCCAGCCGACCGCGGCCAGCAATACCGGGAACAGCATATCGACGATTTTTTGCATGTTCATTTGTCAGACTTCTTGTTGATCAGGTCGAACAGCGCCTTGACCTTTTCTTCCAGTACCGCCACTCGCAGATCGAGTTTTGACAGCACAATGATGAGCGTGATGAGCGCAAGTATTACCGGCCACGCTCGAGTAAAGACCTCGAACATTTCCATCAGAAAATACCTATGGCCTTTAGGACTGCGGCCACGATGATTGTGGCTACCATGCCGCCGACTCTATCCATCCATCGAGTTGATCTTTCGGTGTCCGGCTTGGTCTCCTCCAGCGCCCGCAGACGCTCCTCGATGCGCTCGATTGACTTGAACGCGCGCTCGAGTGCTTCGGCTGTCTGCAACTGGCTTTGCTCAACCAACGCGAGTTTAGTGATCGCGTCAGAGAGTTTGCCGAGGGCAGTCTTAATCTCGCTCACATCCTCATGGAGCAGATCCAACCGAACTGCTAGAACTTCATCACTCGCCATGACTTAGATTCCTAGAACTTCGCGTCTGGGTGCTGAGGCGGCAATCTGCTCTGCCCTCGCGAATCTTTCTGCTGCCTGCCCAGCGATCGGAGCCGCTGCGAGTAGTGACTGCATCTGCGCGGCCTCTGCTTGCGCGGCGTCCATCGCCTCAAGCTCCTCGTCGGTACGCAGCGCCTTCGCCGGGACGTTGTTGGCTTCGGCAATCACCTTGACCGCCTGATCCGCATTGATGCGACGTAACACAGACATATCGCCAGACGCCTGAGCGACAGGCAGGATCGCCTCGATCGTTCGCAGGATGCCAGCCGCTTCTTCAGCGCGCATCAGTCTTGCGAGCGGGCCGGTGTACTTCGGCAGTACCTCACCACCACCCATGACGTAATCCATGAGCTGCGGTGGCGGCGGCGGCAATGCACCAGACCGTGACAGCAGATCTAACTCGCGCTCGATGATCGGGCCAAGGAACTCCGACTGCTGGCGACCCATCGTCGGGCCAAGCAGAGCGCCCTTCTCCTGCGCGCGCTGCAATACTTCAGTCGCCGTCATCACCCGCGGGTTCTCGACAAGGATCTGGAACAGCGTCACAAGGAACGAATCGTTCACCGCCTTGCGCTTCTGATCCGACATCTCAATGCCGATCGGCAGGTTCCCGCCAGCCTGTAGCGGCTGCACCAGCGGAGTACCGTCCTCGCGGAGGTAACCGTAGTTCAACGCATTGGGACGCACGGAGAAGGCGTTTAACGCCCCCTCCTCCGTGAGGATGAGCGGCGGGTCAACCATGCGGTGCGCCATACGGAGCATGGTCTTTTCCATCTCTTGCAGAGACTTAATGTCCGCTAGTGCCTCCATCGCTGGAGACCGCCCGTAAATCTCTCGAGGCCCGGTCACATAACGACCGACCGCATACGGCATCGTCCGATAGCCACCATCAGCGAGCAACACGTTGCCCTCGCGTGAGACATACCGAGACTGATACTGCATCCCCTCCGGCCCCGCGCGGCCAGACTTATAGTCCATGTTTGGCTTCACGCAATGCACGAACTCAAACATGTCGCTGCCGCGAGATTCCGCTGCCGACTTGATGCCGCGGGGTAGTTTGCCTTCCCACCCCGGCACCTGCATCGCCTGCCGCGCCGTGAGCTGGAAGCACCGATAAACCGTGTCGACTCGACCTGTATGGTCAAGATCAATCACAATCTCAGAGAGTGCGATCGCACGGTAACGCAGCGTCACGCCGGGTATCTCGTCGATGAACAGCGCGGAGGTGCCGAACGCACCAAGGTTCATGTAACACTCAAATGCCTGACTCGCAAAGTTAGCGGTCGGCGCATACCGCTGACGGAACAGGATGTCGCGCAGGGAATCGCACCATCGCTGCACCGCGACGTTCTCATCGAGATCAGGGATGCCAGTATGCAATCCGTGCCAGACCTGAGTCGCCGGCGTCAGCATCGAATCCATCGCCGCCGCGAATCGAGGCAGGGCGCGCTGTGCGGTCGAGTCGAAGATCTTTTCAGATCGCTTCTCGCCGGGAGTACGCCAGCCCGTCATCTCGGCCATCGACGGCCATACGCGCTCGGCAACTTCCTGCCAATGCTGCTCCCAAGTGCCGCGAGCGCCCTTTAGTCGATCGTAACCCTCGAGGACTTCATTTGCGCGCAAATCGGCCATGAGTGCTTATGCCGCCCAAGGAAGCGATTTGCTAACAACCGGCGGGTTCACCTGCATATCCAGTTCCCGCGCCACATTCGCCTCAACCTCGGCCTTGTCCACGCCGTTCGCCCAGACCCAGCCCAGCACATCGGCTTCGGTGAGATCGGGATAGGCGATGAAGTCGCCGCTCGGTGAGGCAAAGCCCATGCTGCCGTAGTTGGACGCGCTGTGTTCGCCATCTACCGCCGTGCAGCGCCATGCCGCCGTCACCACAACGTCGGTGTGCGAGCCGTCTACCGGCTTCACGACCATACTCTCAATTTTCCAGTTCATTGTTTTGGTTCCTCTTGCTTCGGCAACAAAGGTTCAACTTGTGCCTTTAACTTTAACCACAACGGGTGTGCGCCTTGGCTCGTCGGGAGTGACCCAAGGAGATTCACGATGGCGACGGCTTCCTCAAGCGTAACCTTTAACTCAACACTTTCCATCATTCCGCTCCGTTCGGTTCATCCGGCGGCAGCGGCGTGTTGCCTTCTGCGAGCCATGCAAGATATTGCTGGTAGTCGGTGTTGGCGGGGTCAAAAGGAATGCTGGCATTATCTGATAAACGCAAAACCGCAAATTTTCCGAGTAATTTGTATTCCATTTTATAACTCCGCCGACAAAATAACTTTTGGCGCGTTTGCGCCACTTACAAGTTGTGTGCCATATCCGGCTGCACCGCCAGCTCCTGCCCACGTTGCGATAAAAGATACAGATTCTTTAGTTGCGTTTACGCCAGTATCTAAAGTAAGTGTGCTTAAATTAGAGGTTATGCTTCCATTTCTGGCATAAAAATCGCCAACTGTTCCTGTTGTTAAAGTTGGAGAAGCCCGCATTGGATTGCCAAAACTGTAAGTGAAAACTCCAGAAGTTGTAGATGATTGCCACCCATCTGCAACAACCGTATAAGCCGTATCCCCAGCCAACTTTTGGCAATACCTCTGACACAGCATCAACATTTCGCCATACGGTCTACGCTCAAACGGAGTGGCGACAGAGCCGGTTTCTAGTTGGACTCCGGTGATTTGCCATGTGGCCGAGGCCGTAGCAACAAGGTTTACGCCGCCGGTTACGCCAACAGCAACGGTAGTACCCCACGATCCTGCGGTGGTTTTGTTAGTTGATCCAGAGCCCGTATCCCACGACACGGTTATTCCGCGACCGGTGGTTGTTAGCCATGTGCCAGTCGTGTCACCAGAAATTGTGACAGTTTTATATTCCCATGTATTTGCTGAATTTATTACATAAGAAAAAACATAAAACCGATTTCCTGCGTTATTTGTTAATGCGCCGCCAAAAGTACCCGTTAAAGATGATTTAACCCAAAAAGACAAGGTTATTGTTAAAGCACCTGCTGCGCCCCAGCCCAAATCTGCAATGTTGGTTCCTTCTATGTATTGTCGGTAATAACTGAAATCACCAGCAGCAGGGGTGCCTGATGTAGTCGTCGTTAATTTTGAAGAATTTACAAACCCGGTCGGCGCATCTGTTACTTGCTGCACAGAAAACTGCGGCGTTCCTGTGCTATTGCAAACCCAACGATCAAGCACATACAAATCGGCAGAACCACTATGCGTTACTGCCGCACCAGCATTTCGTTGGTCAATTCTCATGTCCCCATTAATAATTCTATTCCGAAAGAACAAGCCATTGCTGTTAAACGCAGCAGCGACCGTGCCGCCGGTGGTGACGGCCATTTCGTTTGCAGCGGGGAAGTAGACGCCGGTATCAAGATCGCCCGTGTTGGCGATGCCGGGGGCTGACGCGGTGCCGTCTGAAAATGACGCGGCTCCGCTGACGGTCAGTTTGGCATCTGGCGACGCAGTACCAATCCCGACGTTGCCGCTGGAGTCAATACGCATACGTTCGGTAACGGCTGTATTTGTCGTAACGTCGCGGGTACCGAATGCAATCGCGCCTTTAGTGCCACCCGAATCAGAAGTAGTGACAAGCGCAATCTCACCCGGCGGTTCGGTATAAGTTGCATCTGTAAATCCAAGGCCAACAGAGTAATAGCCGCCGCTAGTAAACGAAGCGCCGCCCACTTGCAGCATGGGCGTACCAAATGCAGCCGCGGGTGCGCGGTTAAGCGTTAGCAATCCACCGGCTGCGGCGGTTGTTGTGCCGACTAATACGTTTCCAGCAAAATAATTCTGCGCCGTTCCCGCTGCGTAGAAATTCCAACGATTTGATCCAGAAGCAATGTTGCTATAGAGACCGTAGTTGTTGGTAGCTCCGGTAAGGCTTGAATCAATGTATACGCCAAATTGATTGGTAACGGTGGCAGATGCACCTATTGCTCCCGGGTACGCCGCAAAATGCGCCCAACTTCCAAGCGTAAATGATGCGTTTTCAACTGACGTATTTGATTGATATGAAAAACCAAACAATGTCGCGCTGCTTGGAATGGTTCCGTTAACATTACATCCGATTGATGCGCCGGCAGATGCGGGGAAAGTTCCAGTAATATTTGTTTTGTCTGATGCTTGCGCCGTGCCGCCAATCCCGACTCTACCTGACGAGTCAATATGCATGCGCTCGCTGCCGCCGGTAGACCACGCCAACGTGTTTGCAGCGGGAAACCACATTCCCGTATCAAGGTCGCCAAATCCCGCAACGGAAGGAAGTGCAGCAGCACCTGCGCCAAACGATGCTACGCCGTTGACGGAAAGTTTTGCGTCTGGACTTGTCGTGTTAATACCAACATCACCAGCCGTCGAGATATGCATGCGAGTGCTGCCGGGAGTGCCAGCAGTATTCGTGGTGCGGAATTCCAACGGCAGCGGGGTTGCTGATCCTTCAGAGTTTGCGCTTACGGAAACCGCCGTTGAATCTGCTCGAAGGCTTGCGGTCACCGAATTGGTTGGCGTCGAACTATTGGACAAACTGAACGAAGCAATCTGTGATGACCCATTAGGCATCGCGGTCACACGGGTCTCGCCATTTGTCGTCTTACTTTGGAAGATCAGGCGGGTCGCCCAATCTCCACCGAAATCTGCTTTGATGCGTTGAGCAGTACCAGAGAACACCATGTTTCCAGAAGCAATGTCGACTTTCTCTGATGGCGTCGCCGTGCTGACACCAATGCGATCGGTTGAAGCGTCCACAAAGAACAAGTTTGCGTCGGTATCACCTTCGATGCGCGTGTCCTTATCCGCGCCGTCCTCGTTGACGACCAGCGATCCCTTGATCGTTGTATCCGGCATGTCTGCCGCAATGTTCGTCAGCGAGAGTTTGTAGTTAGCGCCAGATCGCGCAACGACATACTCATCGCCACCTTGTGCCGGTGCGCCAGACGGGAGTGCGGAAATCTTACTGTCAGCCATGTTTAATTACTCCAGCAACAGGAGTGAGATGTTATCTTCAAGCAAAATGTCAAAAAGATCTTCGAGCAGGATATTGGCTTCGCCGCCTCTGCTGCCTGCAATCGGTGCGGTACGGCGTCCTGCTCTTTGGCCAGTACGCCCACCAGCTCTGCCACCTACTCGAGGGATGGAAGGCATTAGAAACCCGCGTCAGGAACGCGCAGCGCCATTGCATACACGCCGGTCGCGGTCGCGATATTACAGCGAATTTCTCCGGCTCCGAGAAAGAAAACGCCGCCGCCGCTTGCGGTCAACGTAACGTCAGGGCCAACGTCCTGCGCGGTTCCGTTCGGCCCTTTGCACTCGAGCTTGACCGTGCCGCCGCCGAAACTACCTTCGACCCGAAACTCGCCTGTGCCACCCGGCCACGCGAACCAATTCCCCGTCGCGCTGGCGTTTGATGCAAGTGTGATTGCCGTTGCCATATCTATCTCCGTTAAGCCGCGACGGCCTTGATGACCGCGAAGGAAAGAACGACTGCCTCAGAAAGATCGGTGCCGCCGAGGAGGTTGTGAATCTGGATTCGGCAAGAACCCGCGGCCACCGCCGTCACAGCGACGTTGTAGGCATTCGCAGTCGCACCCGACTTGATATTCACAACCACCACATCGGTCACCGCGATCGCGCTGTTGGTCAACGTGAAGCTCACCGCCGTCTCGCGGTTGAGCGTGGCGTTGTTCATCACGATCTCGCCGCAGATCTTGTCGAGCGTGACGCCAGTCGATTTGCTGGTTGCCTGCGTGACCGTGCCACCAGCGCCTGTGCCGTAGCCGATGCCGCCAGATGCCGAGGTCGACTTGACCGAACTTGATGCCGTCACCGCACCCGTAAACGCGCTGGTGCTGGTAACTGCGAACGTACCTGCGACCGAGGTGTTACCCGCTTTCGATACGGCGAACTTCGACGAACCACCGACCTGCAAGTCCATCAAGTTTGAACTCGCGCCCGATGCGGTATCGGTCACGTTGATTTTGAT